ATTGATGCGCATGATTACACCAGAAGATTATGCTAACCAACAAGCTGTAGAAAAGGCAGGTCAACTAAATACAATGGAAGCTATGCAAGGCATGGCTCAAGATCCCTTTAGTGGCGCTAAGTCTGCAACTCAATCATTGTTATCTGGTCAACAAGATACAATGTTTGATGCATCAGCAAGGCAAATAGCTAAGTCATCAATGACAGAAGATGCTATTGATCGTTATGCTGATAAGACAGCTACTGCCTTGGCGCGAGTTGTTTCTCAAGCTAATGATGCTTTGTTTACAGGTAACGCTCGTATTACAAGCAAGATGCAGGGTGCTGATGGCTCATCAATTCAAATTGCTGCTGGCCTTAAGGCTGCTGCTGAAGATGGGTTTACTTCTCCTGAAGAATTATCTGATCTTGGTCTTGTGTTTGGTGTTGCATTAGCCAAGTCAGCATCACAAGGCAAGGTACAGAAAGGCGAGAAGGAAGGCACAGGTAAGATTGCTTCTACAGACGGCGCAACTATTGATGATGCTACCTATATGAATGACTTTATTAACTCAGTTAAACACTTTGCTACTAATGGTCTTAATCGTATGGGTAAAAAGGTATCTCCAAAAGCTGTAAATGAAATGTCTAAAGCTCTTGTCATGGATGCTATTGATAGCGGTTCTATTAATGTGTTCCATATTAATGATCGTCCTGTAGTACAGATGAGCACTGACTTAAAAGATATTTCTAAAGACCTTCAGATTGCTTCCGAAGCATTAGTGGGTGACTATGGTCGTAGACGATCGTCATCTACCCCTAACCGAAGTGGTACTTCATTTGCAGCTAACAGACAACAACTAACTAAACGCTCCATTAAGAGAGGCGACCTAGTTACTACCGCCGCTGAAGCTACTAAGGATATTCTAGGCTCTATGGGTTTGATGTTCGGTGCTAAAGATACTCAATATAAGGAAATTGAATTTGGTCTTATGACCAGTGAACAATACCTAGAAAAAGATGATCAAGGTAAAATAAAATGGAGCAACCACTGGGCGGCTGAGCGTAATGGTATCAGTGAAAAAGACTTCATTGCTGCTCAATTAAAAACTAAGCCCAAAAAAGATTTTGATCCTTCTAACATTGAAGATGTACGTGTGTTTGAATCACAACAAGCCTATCAAGCTACTGAAGTTATTAATAACAAGCTTAAGACACTTGAGTTTGATATTCAAAATGCTAAAGGTTCTGCTGGTATTCGTTACTCTGAATGGGTGCATAGCTTGGCTAACCAACGATTCTTCCCTAATAGTTTTGATGTAGACTATATGGGTTCTAAGAATGGTGTACGAGATATGCTTGGTTTTGCCAGCAAAGAATACGTTACTTCTGATACCTTATTTGAACCTAAGATGGTAGAAAGTCTAAAGCAAAAAGCAATTAGTATTCTTAGAATGCCTGGAGAAAAGCAGCATGATGCTTTAATGGCGCTATCTCCTTCAGAGCGTGGTGCTATCGGTACAATGGTTAACGCAGTGATTAATTATTACTCTGCTGTTAATGGCTCTAATCCTGATATTGTTAAACAGTCACCAGCAAATATCATTGCACAATATACTACTGATATTGGTAATAAGCTTGCTGATGTTGGCAAAGAATATAATATGTTCTTAGCTGACCCTGAAAATGCACCTGAAAATATTCAACAGCTACTTGCTGGTATGGAGAAGGGTGAGTCTATGGGTTCTAAGAATCTATGGGATGATATGTTTAATCTTAAAGCAGCATCACTACAACCAGCAACCGCAAGAAAGCACATTGCTCTGACTCACCATGCATTTGATGATGGTAATCAGAACGGTATTTTCTTACAAGCTTTATTCTTTGGTAGTCCTGATAATGCTATTCGTTTAGGTACATTCAACCCATCATTGGACGACATGCGTGAGTATGCAATGAATACAATGGTTGCTAACCTAGAACAAAACTTAAGAGATCAACCTGAAGCTAATGATGCATGGAAGAATTTCTTCAAGGCTGTTCGTGATAAGGTTGGTAAGGCTGGTATGGCCAGAGATTTCTTTAAGAAACCTTTGATGCAGAATGCTTATGGTAAAGATGCTAGCATGTTCAGTGATATGATGGTTGAAGTTCTTTCAAACGTATATCCAGATGAAGCACAGCAATATTTACTTAATGGCGTGTATGGTCGGGATATCGCTAAGGCATCCTCATCCTTGAGTGATGCATTAGAAAGTACTCTACGTGAAGTTATTAATTCACAATCAACTCAGGTATTAAAAGACCTTGGTCGTTATACTGCTATTATTAATACTACCGTTATGATGCCAGGTATTACAGGTGATACATATGTATTTACTCCTGTTGAAATTATACCTGTTAATAAGGCTAATGATTCCGGAGAGATTCTACCTATCAAGCTTGCTGATGGTACTGAGGTTATGGTTAAGTATAAGGCTTATGAGTCAGATACCTTTACTACAAGCCAAGGTGAAGAGGTTACTATTGAGTCTAGCCAAATGGGTTATAGCCCTGCTGCTACTAAAGACTTACAACTAATTTACAATCAGCGTACTAAGAAGTATGATTACTTTAATAACGCTATTGGTACAAGTCAATCCAGACAAATGGCAGTTATGCCTATCCAGTCTATTGACGGTGACTTAGTTAAGTCTACTACCTTGTTTGTTAATAAGGATAGATCAACTCCTGTTCCTGTAATGTGGGTTCATGACTCAAGTATTTCAACTCCAGGCGGATCTTTAGTTTATCGTAATGCTTATAACAACATTTCAATTCCTAAAGCTATTCCTCAGATTGCTAAGTTCGGACAAGCGTTTGCTAAGGTAGTTAAAGATGGCGAGCAAGCTGAATTTGACAGAGTAAAAGCTATGGGTCGTCCTGTAGGTATCGGTAGTAAGGGTGACTATCCTGCTCTCGGTGCTTATCTAGACGAACAATATGAGCGTATTCAAGATAATAATTCTTATAAACAAATCTTCTTAAGCCGTGCTCATAACAATGAGACTAAGTGGTTGAAGATGCAACAAAGAGTTAATGCACAATTAAAAGAAGCTGAAGAAGCAGGTTGGAAAGCACCTGGTTCTATTGCCAACACTCCTAATATGAGTGGTGAGCATATCAGACAACACCTTGCAGTAACTCCTAAGCAGTTTGAAAAGCTAGCCCTTATCTCTAAAGAAATGCTTAAGCTATCTGGCCCATCAAATCGTTTTGATAGCTGGGTACGTAACTTTTCTAAGAATGTTAATGACACTGCATCACAGCTGATGACTGCATCTAAGAAAGAAGGCATTGGTCAAATGACTTATGGAGCCACTGGTTCTAGAGGTAACATCACTAAAGCTAAATCTATTGCGGAAGCATCAGACATTAAACGTACAGAGAATTTTGCTACTAAGTATGAGAAAGCTTATCGAGATTAATTGACAAATAAAAAACCCCTACTAGGATTATTCCTAATAGGGGTTATTTTTTTTATTCTTTGCTTAGCTCTCGGACTTGATCACGAGCTTCACCAGCTAACTTATCAGCCAAAGATAAAGCACTATCACTATCAATACCACGGTTAATGTAAGCGTCATAGTTCTCTTTGTGCATGGCTTTAATAGCAGCATCGTTAATAGCAGGAGTATTAGCTAGTCGTGGGTCAAGGCCCATAGTAGAGCATACGTCTTGATCAGTTGTTTGGGTATCACCACGAAGGGCAAAGATGTTGTAATGTTTTAAATCAGACATGATTTTACTTTCCATTGTAGTTTAGAAACACCCATCATGTAGTCACCAATATAAGTCTCAAGAGCACCATGCCCCTCAGTACCGGCTTCTTCATAAAGCTTCTGGGCAGTCTCATGAAGGATATCTAATACTTTTAAAGTAGCAGCTAGCATATCTGAGGCTCGTTGTTCTTTGGCGTTAGGTGTAATAAGACTTTCTTTTAAATACATCTCAAGACTACCAGGAACCTTAACATCCATTTGACGTAGTTGTTCACTCAAGGAATCATGGTTATCAAAGAGGTATTCGTATACTTCACTAAACAACTCATGGTACTGAGGAAACTCAGGGCCAGTAATATTGAAATGGTATACATGAGTCTTAAAATAACCGATAAAGTTATCGGCAATTAAATTACACAGTTTTGTTTGGCAGCTCATTTTCTTTATCCTTTTCTTGGAGAGGTAACTCTACCTGCTCTTTTAATTGTTTACCAAAGATTGCATCCCAATTACTCTGGTATTTATGTTCGTCTGTAGGTCTACGACCACTACCTTTACCTGACATAATGGCTCTCTATGTTATTTGTTATCCAAGGTGATGTTGAAATCACCCTCCTGATAGCTACCCCATCCCATCTCAATAGACAGGCTCTCTAGCTCTAGGTTTAATAGGAACTGTTGATCCGCACTTAGGATTTCTTCTGGAGTTAGGTCATGGTCAGGCATCATATCCATAATATCATGTTCATTAATCATTTAAATCCTCAATTGCTGCTTCGATATCTCTGGCTTTAAGTCTTTTAGTTCTCGCATTAATGATACTAATATAATTATCTTTATTACTTTCCATAAATAATTTTAATTTATTAAGCTCATTAATTATTAAATCTAACTTATCTAATCTAGGTTTAATATCTTTGGCTGTATAAATACCAAGATCAATACATACTTGGCGATTACAATCACTGATAGTAAATTGAGACTCAAACATCCAGCCTTCTACTGAAGCACTAACTTCGATAGCAGCCATACCTTCATTCTTGTTTAGAAATTTTCTTGAGTGATATTTCTTAGCCATTACGTTTACCTTGTTGATGCTTACGGCCTGGGCCTACCTTAGTAAAGGAAGGTGACTTGCCACGGTTATGCATGAAGAGCATTACTTCATTACCATTGAAACAAGCTTTGTAAAATTGTTGTGCTAAGTTAAGTGTTTGATTATTCATATTACCTTTGATTAAATAAGTGGTGCGGCTGAAGAGATTCGAACTCCCGACAAGCGGTGTAGAAGACCGCTGCTCTATCCAACTGAGCTACAGCCGCTTTACTATTAGGTTCCAGCTAGTTTTGACCAGCCCCAGTCACCGTTCATACCATTGACTGAGTATTCAGTGACTCGTTTCTCAAAGAAGTTATCATGAGAAACACCATTAAGAATCCAGTCAAGCCAAGATAAAGGATTCTCTTTTACCTTGAAGTTAGTCTTAAGACCTAGCTGTAAGAGACGCCGGTCAGTGATGTACCGGATGTAGGTTTTAACTTCTTCAGCTGTAATACCTTGGATGTTGTATTGTTGAAAAGCTAAGTCAATGAATCGATCTTCAAGATCAACAACATCACGGGACATTTGATAGATCTTAGACTTGAATTCATCGTTAATAATCTTGGGATGCTCTTGACAGAACTCCCTGAATAGTCGTGAGTTACCTTCTACGTGGATTGTTTCATCACGGATAGACCATTCAACTACAGTACCCATACCCTTCATCTTACCGAACCGTTGTAGGTTAAGCAGCATAACGAATGAGGCAAACAAGGATACACCCTCATTCAACACAGACTTAGCTAATGCCAGTGCAAGACCAGCATGCGTGCTGTTGTCTGATGCAGACATGAATTCAATCTTATCAGACATCTCTGAGTACTCAAGGAACTTATGGAACTCCTCATCAGGTAAACCAAGTGTATCATTAAGTAGTGCATATGCTCGTTGATGAGTACCCTCTCGGGTAGCAAATGAACCTAGCATAACACGAACTTCATTGTTTTTAAACTTAGGGATTAAGTAGTCGTAATAGTTCTGTCCTACTTGGACGTCACCTTGAGTAAATAATCGTAAGATGTTTGTGATGAAATCTTTTTCTTCTGCTGATAACTTAATTTTCCAGTCATTAATGTCTTCAGATAAGTCAGCCTCATCTTCGGTCCAATGAATCTCTTCATGTTTCTTTGTAATCTCTACAGCCCATTCATGATTGAATGGCTTATATGTTTTAGAAAAGTTTAGCAATGATGACATATTAACCTTCGCAAGCCTTACATTCGTTATCTTCTGTTACTGTGTTGGTGTTGTCACTTCGTAAGTGATTATAGAGTTCACTAAACCCTCCAATGTATTTTCCATCAAGATAGATTTGGGGTAGACTTCGTACATCAGGTCTTCCAGTAATTTCAGCTGCTGTTTTACCTGTAGTAGTGATGTCAATATATGTATATTCAATTCCTCTTGAGTCAAGGAGGGATTTAGACATAGCACATTGTGGGCAGTTGGGTTTTCCATAGACGATTGTTTCCTTAATCTCTTCCAATTTATTTTCTTCTACTTTCTTTGATACATCTTCAGCGCGTTGTTTAGCTTCTGTGCGAAGGTAATATAAACCTTTAAGACCTTTAGCCCATGCATCGTAGTGAACTTTGTTTACATATGATCGGTCAGAGTCTGCTGGAAAGAATAAGTTAACTGATTGCCCTTGGCATACATAATGTTGACGATCAGCTGCATGTGTGATGATCCATGATTGGTCTAACTCGAATGATGTCTTAAATACTTTCTTTTGTTCTTCAGTTAAGAAGTCTAATTGACTTACTGAACCTCGATTAGTAATGATGGATTGCCATACCTCATCTGTGTCTTTACCCATTCCACGAAGCATACTACTCAGATACTTATTCTTAACAAGAAACGAACCAGCACGAGTGCGGTGTGTATAGGCGTTTGCTTTGTTAGGCTCAATGCTTGGTGATGTGCTTAGTAAAATACCTGATGAAGCGTTAGGTGCAATAGCCATCAAGTGTGAGTTGCGTCTGCCACTACCAGCCATATCAGGGGCTTCACCTCGATAGTTACCTAACCACTCAGTCTCATTTAGAGCTTGTCGTTTGATGTTCTTGAAGATAGAAATGTTCTTGACACGAGCATAATCAGAATCAAAAGAAATGTTATTACGTTGTAGGTACTCATGGAAACCCATAGCACCTAAACCAATAGATCGTTCCTGCATAGCTGAATACTTGGCACGACTGAGTACATCAGGGGCGTTCTCAATAAAGTATTCTAGTACATTGTCTAACATACGAACAAGGTCTTCTACCAGATGAGTGCTCTTCCATTCATCATAGTACTCTAGGTTTACGGAAGACAAACAACATACAGCAGTACGATCAGCGTTAGTAGGTAAATGAATTTCATTACATAGGTTGGATCCATGAACAGCTAGCCCTTTATCTTTAAGCTCTTGAGGTAATGCTTCATTAACAGTATCAATAAAGTTTAGGTAGGGTTCACCAGTACGAAAACGAGTTTCAAGTAGCTTAGCCCATACAGTACGCGCATCTAGGAACTCATTTGTTTTACCAATCTTAGGATCAATTAGCTCATACGTTGAACCGCTTTTAACTGCTTCCATAAACGCATCAGTAATATTAACTGCATTATGAATGTTAAAGGCTTTACGATTAGTGTCACCTGTAGGAACACGAAGACCAATGAACTCTAGGATATCAGGATGAGTGATATCTAGGTATGCTGCATAAGAACCTTTACGAGTTTTACCTTGTCGATAGGCAGTCATGTCTGCATCTACAGTATGTAGGAAAGGGATTGGACCAGGAGCTACATCAGAGACTGACCTTACATCAGACCAGTGACCACCAACACCACCACCCATAACTGACAACCAACGTAGCTCTGAGCTATGATCAATCAAACCTTGTACAGTATCAGGAACATATGCTAGGAAGCAGCTGATAGGTAAACCCTTAGTCTCTTTACCTTCTTCAGGTGCATTAGACAGCACAGGAGAGGCAAACATAAACCACTTCTTAGATACAGCATCATATAATCGTTGTGCTAAGTCTTCATCTCGCCTTCCTTTATACACACTCCAAGCCCATGCAGCACGAGCATACACATCTTGAGGTGACTTATCACCCTCTTTAGCATAGAAATCCATGATCATGTCTACAGCATAATCAGTTAGTAAGCTATCACGATGGTAGTCAATATTAATATTCATTGTTATCCTTGTTGGTTTTGTTTGTTACGGTATTAGGAACCGGCTAATCTCGCTAATCAGCAAAAGAAATATTTTGAATTAGCAATCTCGGATAAATCAAGAGTACCTAGCTCTGGTTGTTGGAAAGTGAATGATTCTTTATTATCCATCAGAGTATCTTGTAGGATGTCAAAAAAGTTTTCTACATCATACTGTGCCATGAAAGTCATCTTAGTTATCTCTTGTAGAAAATCCACTTCCGAAGCGTGTGAGCTAAATGAATCGTGGACTGCGCCAAATGAACCATTGAAACCGATAATAGTGTTAGCCATATGTGCAGCATCATAGGAATGAACAACATTAGGGCTGATACCAGACGCAAAGCTACGCCGACATGGTACGCGTTCACCAGTTTCTTTGTTGAGGACATCAACCCTGATAACATGCATGACACGACCGTCTTTGTTTCCTGTAATACCTTTAATAGTTCCACGTTGTTTTCTTTCATGTTGTAAGTAAGACTTATATACTACAGGAAAACCACTTGGTGTAGTCCAATTAAGGTTATTCCTGCCACAGTTCAGTTCATGTTCAGCAATCTTCTGTAGGTATTTAGTAGTCTTTAATGGGCCAGCGCATACTGCATTGATAGCCTTAATTAAGTTACCCGCAAGCTCAGTACATTGGTCTTCAGTGATGTTATACTTAACAGTAAAACCTTCTACGTGACAATCATCATACATGTTCTTGGCAATACGTTGTTTACCGGCAGAGTAAGCACGAGTCATTGAGCCTCGTTTAGCAATACCCTTTCGGATATGCTTCATAGGCATTTTCTTTTCAGCAAACCAGTCAGGCATAACCGTAATAAGTTCTTTGGCTACAGCTACATAGAAGTCTTTCTGGATAGGAGTAGGTACAAGAGATACTAACTCACCTGCTTGTTTGTCCTTAGACATAGCAGCTAAGTGTTGCCAACCGTTATTACTACCATCGATAGGGATAGGGAACCCACTCATATAGTTTTGTTTTAAGATCTTGCACTTATGATAGGATGCAATCTCGATACAGCAAGCCAGAAAGCTATAAGGCTTTTCAGCATCTTGATCGATGTACTTAGCACGAGCAGACCTAATAATGAACTCAAGGTTATGTTTAACCCAGAGAGCACGATCATCTAGTGTCATCTTGTCTACTGAAATAGTATCAAGACCTTCACCAGTTAGGTAGGTTACATAGTCAGTTGTTAACCAAGGTAACTCTTTTAGTTCCTCAATTGTGTATGACTTATTAAAGCAAGCAGCAGTATGTACTGACAACCAGTAGTAACCACGCTCATCAACGGCTTTTTTATTAGCAAACAAGAACAGTGAACGAGCTAAGTCTGAACCTTGGAATTCAAGGAATGACTCTACATAGTATACACGACCACGATAGTCACATGATACTTCTTGGTAGAAGGTATTAGCACCAATCATATCAGCCTTCTTTAGCACTTGATTGTACTCAAAGTACTTGCTTAAGATACGCTGTAGCTTAGGGTCTTTCTTACCAAGGAACTTAGTACCATCTAAGTGGTTTAGTTTCTTTGGTAGATGATCGTTCTCATGATGGATGTTATATAGCTGGATCTCTCCATGCTGATCAACAAGCTCCATGACTTCTTTAGGTTTAACTTCTTTCATAGCAGCTAACAATGGCTGATTTAGTTTCCATGGTTGCTGACGAAGTGTTTCAAGAGCTTTGATGAATGGTTTATCCAAGTGACTATGAAACAGTTTACTGTTAGTCCACCCTTTAATGAAAGGTTCTTTAGTTAACTGACTATACAAACCAGCAATAGGTAGTAGTGGTTCAAATGACGTACCAATAAGAGTAGGCTTAATAGCGTCATCCATATTAACAATAGAAACTAGGTATGGGGCTTTACGACCATCATACTCACGGAAGATATCAATCAGCCCGTCTTGCAGGAAAGTTTCAAGGAGTAAGTCTCCAAGCGAGAGAGTCGTTTTGATATCTGTTTCATCTGCACCGATAGCTCTAGCAATTCGTTTTCCGATAAGGTCACTGGCAAAAGTAAGTTTAACGCTTGCTGAGTGTGTTGCATTTTTATTTCTAATGCAGTACCGTAGCAGAGTATCCCAAGATTCATTGATAAACCTTTCCAGATCATATTCCCAAGTTGAATGATGCGCTAAAAGTCGAGCGCCTTCATTGTAGATCTTATCAGAGTTGGGGACAACTTTTGATACACGTTCTGTAAGATATTTTAGTGGATTCATTTATTCAAAGTCAACAAAGTTAGTGTGCATTAATCGACCTGTAGCAGTGTCATACTTAGTACTACCACAATCACCAGTGAGACCAGTGAATCGTGATTTAAGTACTCGTAGTTTGATAGTGTTACGAGCCAGATCAGTTGCAGCAATCATATTACGGGCAAAGGCAATGATATCAAAGCTAATTTGTTTGATAGAGCCTGAACCCTTGATGTCATCGATAGAAGGTAGGTGACCTTCTTCAAATGGTTTTTCACCTTTACGTAGGTGAGATACAACTCCAAGCCATACGTTATGTTTCTTACATACCTTAAGTAGGTCAGACATAACAGAGTCAACAGCTTCATTACCTGTTTTACCCTTAGCACCTTCAGATACAGCAATAGTGATGTGATCAAGGATGATATACTTACAACCCATCAGAGCTAAGTGTTCAAGCTTGTCTACAAGAGACTCATCACCTACAGAACCTTGATGGTCTAGTAGTACTAAGCGTTCATCACCGAATACAGTCTTAAAGGCAGCATATTGTTCCTCTTCAGATACATCATCTGTGTTGAGGTTCTTTCGTAATTGCATACCAATAAACTTCTGGGCAGAGTCACCAATAGATTCTTCTAGTGATACCATACCTACCATATCAGTAGTCTTGTCCAGGATTTCCATGACAATCTCTTTGATGACAGTTGACTTACCAGAACCAGTACCTGAAGTGAACAATACGATCTCACCTAAACGCATACCATACAGCTTATCATTGAGACTCTTAAGGCAGTCAGGGTAAGGCAGTGATACTGTTGTTTGTTTACGTTGAAACTGTTGCCAGATCTCTTCACCCTTAACTACACCAGCAGGGCTGAATGTGCGGGCATCAAAGATACAGCTCATTAAGGCAGCTGAACCTTGTTTGATTAGTACATCACAAGGATCTTTCTCAGGTAGGGTACATACCCTGACCTTATCATAGCCGATAATCTTGGCAGCTATTTCAGCAGCCTTCTTACCAGGCTCATCCATATCAAAGGCTAGGATTACCTCATCAAATGAGCGTAACCATTCGCGTTGTTCTAGGATAATAGACGATGCGCTAGCTGATGGGATCGCCACCGCAGGATAAAATCTTTGATACTTATCGTATTGTGCCTGAGCAATTGCCAGAGCATCGAGTTCACCTTCAGTAATAACAATTCGTTTTCCCGAAGATGATACGTTTTGTCCAAAGAGTTGTACACCTTTGAAGTCTCCGTGGATAACGAAAGACTTTGGTAGCTTACGTTCTTTGTAGGCAACGAGTTGATTTGATTTAGTATAAGGATAGAAGTGACTGCTGATAGTACCGTCTTCTGCATATGAAACTTTAACTCCATAGTGTGCAGCAACAGACTTAGTAATACCTCGTTCTTGAAATCCGCGTGTGTCATATGATAAGATGTCCTCTAGCTTGTGCATATCGTAATTCTCTTTGTGATAGTGATATTCAGTTGGTTTAAAGTTAGGGTCTACAGGTGCAGACTTCTGGCAGCTAAAGCAGAAGCCAAAGTTATCGTCTTCCTTATAACTAAACGCATCAGATGATTCGCATTTAGGACAGGCAGCATGTATCCATCGTGACATAATTAATTCCAGTCTCGGTTTTCCTTAAGCTCCCTGATACGTTGTCTACGCTCATGAGCTTGCTCTTGCGTTTGTTTCTTTTGTTTAAATTTATTCTTGAAGTCATCCTTTAAAGATGGTTCTTCTTCATACTGCTTTTCTTGTTTATTCTTCTTACTCATATGATTTAGGTTTTAAAAACTTAACGGCTCCGATGTTCCCGTTATACCAAAGACGCTCCCCGAAAGGTGTCTCATCTCTAGATAAGACCTCACTTGACCATTGCTCTTGGACCTCGCTATATGTAAGATCTCCTGCACCAACACACCATTTGTATATAACGAAAGTAAATGTTCCAAGTCCGTACAACTCAATATCATCAAGGAGTTCACGGCAGGAGGACGTATATGATCGCCAGCTACTTTCTGTGCGAGTAACGACTCTTCGCTTAGATCCGGTTTTGAGTTTTTTTGTAACACTTATTAATTGCTTTCTTCCGATGTACTGTCGGCCTGTTGGTCCGAAGACTGCGTAGATGAATCCGAAAGCGTTTTCGGGTCGCTCTGTGAGGGCAATCCAGTGTCCATAGTCTGTTTCCATGATAGCTTTTCTGTTAATTCTTCATAAGTTAGTTGTCGAAAGTCATCACCAGACTCTCGGATGTAGATGAGGTTAGCTGCTTTAGCAAACTCATTTTGCCAGCTATTACCTGTCTTTGCTTTGTAGGTGTCAATAACCGTCTGAAGCATGTGGGTATTGGGGATGTCTGCAAGAATCTTTTCAGCAGTCTTAGGCCCAAGACCTTTAATACCTTGAATGTTATCTGTAGAGTCACCCATCAAGATTTGTTTCATCAGGAACCAGTAACCCTTAGCCTCATCAACATGATAGAACTCTTGCTTACGAAAGTTGTAGTGCCATCCTGATAAGGCATCTAAGTCTTTATCGATGTGGCATACAATGGCTGACTTGTTCTCTTGTTGTGCCAGCTTAAAAGCAACACCACAATAGTCATCAGCCTCTGCATTGTCTGACTCGATACAGAACTCAGCAGCATACTTGTATAACCTTTCAAGGCGATCTTTAACTTCAGGTTCAAGAGTATCTTTACGATTACCTTTATAGTCAGCAGCTACAGCATACCTAAAGTTATCTTTACCTTTAATAAACACAGCACCACTTAAGGCGCTTGTGTTAGTCATAATCTCAGCCAGCTTATCATCGAAAGCTTTTCTACATAAGGCTGGTGATGGTTGGTAGTGAGCAATCTGATACAGAATAGAGTCTGCATCAATGATTGCTACTTCAAATTCATCTTCGTTCATTTATTTAACCTAAAATAGAAGGCAGGGTTTAGCCCGTTACCATTACAATTATGGCATCTAATATAGCTACCATCTTTATTTTTATTACCCTTTATTCCTGTTCCTTTACAATCAGGGCAGTATTTTTCAGTGGACTTCGGCATATGTCTTTCCAGTATGAGCATCACCGCCCATGCAATTAATATTAAACCATTTAGGTGCTTCTGTGAAGGCTTCAATAGCCAGAGCAGATACTTGTTCTGCGTATTGTTCTTCAACTACTAAAGCAAACTCATCATGATAGTGTAGTGTAAAGTAGTACTTAATACCGAGACTATTTAGTTTATCTCTCATATATACGATAGCTGCCTTACAGGTTACACCTTCAGCTGTTTGTAATAGGTAGTTAAGTACTTGATGCTGTGAACTGACAAACACCATACGACCATCGATACCTCGAATAAAAGCTTTATCTTTACCGAAGGCTCCGGATGTTTTCTCAAAGAGGCTTGATAGCTTATCCTTAATACTCTTTAATCCTGGAATTGAAGTTTCAAATAAGCTTGCAGAGTCTTTACCAATTTTAATATTAACTTTACCTGTCAGGATATTACCTAACTTAGCAGGGCCAGCCCCAAAAAGATAAGCATATAGCCAAGGCTTTGCAGTTCTACGTGAACATGCATGTATGTTAGACAACGTGTCAGCATTTCTTTGATGTACATCACCGTTAATTACCTCATTAGTAAAATCATTATCATTAATATAGTGACATAGACCACGCATCTGGTTACCAGAGGAGTCAGCACCTACGATTACAGTACCTGGTTCACAGATTAACAGTGACCTCATTTCAGGGCCATAGGCTGAGTCTATTGATGGTATGTTAGCTACTACTTCATGACGACAGCGGAATGTTGGAGTACCAATAGTCCACATACGACCATGCAGCCTGTTGTCAGGTGATTGTTTAACAGCTTCAATCCAGCCTTCAAGAATACCTTTACGACTACGAATTGAGTAGTAATTAGATAGTAGCATAGCGTCAGCGCCTAAATTAACTAAACTTGTTTCAGTAATTTTAGGAGACTTGTTTACAAACTTACCGTTAATCTTTTCTACATTCCATTCATCAGGAACCCAGCCAAGAGAGTACAACCAGTCTTTAGCTACCTCAATACTACCCACTTTACCTTGTTCAAAGGAGATTCTAGAATACGGGCCTTCAATTGGACGAGTTGTTCGACCTGTTTCCTGCTCATATCCAAAGTGACGTACAGTGGCCACAGTGTAACAGCCATCTTTTCTCCATGCTGGTTCTTTGAATTCATCTTTTCCATCAGTTTTAATACACCTCATACCGATACGTGGTTCTAGTACTGACTCAATAGCGTTTAGTTCGTTATTGATTTTAGTCAGCAGTGTTTGAGCAGAAGCCATATCAAACATCCAGCCTTTATTGCGGATGTCTGATTCGATCTTGGCAAACTCCATTTCAACATCGATACCCTTACGGTACAATGGGAACTTAGCTATGATTTTTGTTGCTTCTTCTACCAGATACTTATATACCTTGGCGTTTAGTTCAACGTCACGGATACAGTAAGTAAGCATTTCATCAGTGTATTCACTGAAGTTATCGAATGGTAACTTAGGGTATCCTAGCTTACTACCCCAACCTTCAAGGCCATGCTTGTGGTCTCTCTTGTATTGGTTAAGTTGAGATAGTACCCATGTATCCATAACCTTTTGATGTGGATCTGGTTCCCAACCTGTGAGGTGCTTAAGTACCACATTATCATACCCAATAACATTATGACCAATAATAACATCAGCTTTGTGTAGTTCATTTAAGCCTTCATGGATTGTGAAGTGATCAGGGTTACCATCTTTACTTACATAAGACTTGACTTCTCCTGTATCTACGTTAACTAGAACGAGCATCCAGATTTTATCCACAGTAGGCATAAAGCCATTGGTCTCAATGTCATATACATACCGTAGTTTAGTCATAGGTTTGAGCCGTATAGTGAGCTGTATGGGGCTTCGAGTAATCGAGCTTCCATTTCAGCGGGGTCAAAGAAGTATACTTCACGTTCATCTTTCTTGTTGATGTTTAAGCTACGCACTGTAATACCTTTTCGTTTACAGATACGTTGGCATGCATGTACAATCTCATGGCATAAGATGTTAATAAACTTATCCATTGTATACATGTTAAGTTCCCAATCATTTAGGATTGGATCTCTTAATTGAATCAAGATACGAGTACCATCAGGCATCTCATGTGAGGTGAGTCCTTGAGTAGAGCTACCTTCAGGATACTCAATCAAACAAATAAACACTTCAAAGTTTTCTTTGCTGATAGGTGCATTAAATCTTGCACTGTAGTCTAGTAGGCAATCGAAGAATAGTTTCTCAATAACTTCTCCTTCATCTGGTAGACAAGCTACCTGTACCTTAACATTCTTAGGTAGAATAATCTTGGGTACTTTAATTACTTTAGGTGGCTTAATTACTTTAATTGGTTTTGTCATTGTTCATAATCTTTACGTTAGGTGATCCTAAAGTTTGTAACTCGTTAATCATATCGAGAATAACATCATTCTTAATACTATCTTGCTCTACTAAGTCAGATACTTTATTTAGCAGATACAATGTGAAGATGCATAACCCAATAATTAGTACACCAAACAGAATAAACAATTCATCCATTATAATAGTCCTGTTTTCTTTAAAAATTCTAAATCAATTAGCCTTACATGACTGCTTTGTTCATTTACAAATACCCCGTTTCGTCTGAGAAACTCAACACCGACTGTGGATTTATATTCATCCCGATACACCACACGAGTAATCCCGCTGCTATATATAAGCTTAGCACAATCGATACAAGGGGAAAGAGTACAATAGAGAGTGGAATTCTCAGTAGAAAGGTTTGAGCGAGCCACTTTAGCAATTGCTTGGGCTTCGGCGTGTAGCACTGGATGCGCTTGGGTATCATTATCAGTTCCTCTTGGTGTACCGTTGTACGAGAAGGCAAT